TCGTAGCATCAGTAACACCAGTGATAACATAGAAAGCTTTAGGGCTGAGAATGTGAGAATCAGTTACATGTTTGAGCAAGTTGCTCTTATAAACCATGAAGTTGTCAATCTGACCGATAAGACCAGTACGGATGAGGCCAGTATCATCACCAGTAAGATCAGCACGTTTCAGATCGCCTTTCTTAAGGAAGTTACAGAACCAAGCAGGGAGTACAATAAAGCGTCCTTGCTGTGGTACATCAGCTTCATCAAGTACAGTGCCAAGGTCAACGATAGATTCGAGAGCATTATTAGCATCTATAAAGATAGGGGAACCAGCGACACCGAAGTCATAACTACCAGACAGTTTACCAGCAGTTGCGCCAATGTTACCGGAGGTATGGGTACCCCAGACATTAGCAGTGTCATCATAGGCACCAAGAGCCATGGTAGACAGTACAGCCCTGGAGGTATCAATATCCAGAGAGTTAGCTGCTCGCTCTGCAAAGATACTCATAAGACCCAGATCAGACTGAACCTTATCAACCTCATCCAGACGGAAAGCAACATACTTAGCTTGATCAATATTCAGGACACGAGCATTTTCACCCGGCTCCTCAAAAATCAGATCAGCACCAACTACATAATCACCTACATTCATATAGGTTGGAGCTACACGAATTTGAACCTTATCGCCTTTACCTGAGACCTCTCCTTCGTAATCGTTGTTAGTGATTTCATTCAGGATAGTATCTTCAGTGAATAGACGCATTACCTTCTTGGTGAAGATAATCGGTGCATATTTAATTGTACCATCAGAGGGGTACGTTGGGGTATAAGCCATTTTTCTTTTTAACTCTCCTTAATAGGTTAGATCAAATTGCCTGTCATAAAGGCATTATCAATTAGCGCATCAA